TCCACAAGACCCAGTACATACTCATATTACAGAAGTTGGTTCAAGTGGAATTTTAGAAAACTTGGGTGTTCCTTATATGCCTGTTGGTGTTGGAACAGTAAATCTAAATCTTACATATCTTCCAGTTGGCATTTCCTCATTACTGAATACTGTATCAATTTCTAATACAAGTTTTTATATAACCAATCCAGTAACAACAGTCGCAGTATCAGGTATTGGTTCTACTGTTACAGTTCAAGGAACAGTAGGAATTGGAACAACGGGGCAAGTATCACTCAACCTTAATAGTGCTCCTGTAAGTTCTATTAATCCCCTACCAGTCACAGGAACTGTATCAATTTCTACAACATCATCAGCATCTGTTACACTTCCATCAACTTCAAGTGATGCATTTGGTCGTTTGAGAGTATCAAATCCACTCACACTTTTTGATAGTTCTCACAGATATAGGGACAATAACCTCTGGAGTAGTTTAGTTGTAGGAACTGGTTCTACAGTTGGATTTGTAACCGCACAGGGTTTGATTAATATTGGTATTGGAACTACTGCTGGTTGTTCTGTGACTAGAGAAGCAACAAAAGTATTCGCATATCAACCGGGAAAGTCTTTGCTGGTATTGAATACATTTGTAATGAACCCCAAGAAAACAAATCTTCGTCAAAGAGTTGGATATTTTGGTGCTGATAATGGAATGTATTTTGAGGTTGATGGAGATACTGCATATTTTGTAGAGAAAAGTTTATCTCTTGGAACAACGACAAGAGTTGCACAGGAAGACTGGACTATTGATAAATTAGACGGTACAGGTCCTTCTGGTGTTACATTAAATTCATCCAAAGCACAAATCTTATGGATGGATATTGAATGGTTGGGTGTTGGTTCCGTAAGAATAGGTTTTGTAATTGATGGAGCATTCATTCACTGCCATACATTTCATCACGCAAACATAATTGAATCAACTTATATCACATCTGGATCATTACCTTTGAGATATGAGATTGCTAATACTGGAATAACGACAAGTACAAGTAATCTCAAACAGATTTGTTCTTCAGTAATTTCGGAGGGTGGTTATAATCTTAATGGAATACAGCAGGCAGTAGGAATACCAATCACAACACCAAGAACTCTAGAAACCGCTGGAACATTTTATCCTATTATTAGTTTGCGTCTCAAAACTTCTCCAAATAATTTAGATGCGATTGTAATTCTCACGGCACTTTCAGCAATGCCAATCACTACCGGTGCTTATAATTGGCAGATTAGGGCAACTGGAACCACTACAGGAGGAACTTGGGTAAGTGCTGGTGATGATAGTTCTGTGAATTATAACATTACTGGAACTTCTCATACTGGCGGAAGAATACTTGCGAGTGGATTTTTTACTGCTTCAAATCAAGGATCAACTCAAATTGATATACCCCGAGAAGCACTCTTCAAGTTTCAATTAGAAAGAAATGGACTAACATCAACACCTTACGAAATTACTCTTGCTATTGCTTCTAATGGTGATGGCGATACTGTAGTTGGTTCTATGGACTGGGAAGAGGTTAGTAGGTAATTATGGATATTCAAGACATTCAACTAAAACAGGGGGATGCATATCTCTCTAATCCAAATCTAAAGAGAGCAAATACTCCAATACAATTTACTGAAGAACAAATTATTGAGTTCTTAACTTGTAAGGAAGACCCCGTTTATTTTGCCAAGAAATACATCAAGATTGTTAATGTTGATGATGGTCTTGTTAAGTTTAATATGTGGCCCTTTCAAGAAAGATTAGTCAGCAACTTTCATAAGAACAGGTTTAATATAGCGAAGATGCCACGCCAAGTTGGTAAGGCATTAGCATTAGATACTCCAATACCAACACCTGAAGGATGGACTACGATTGGGGATATTAAAGTTGGGGATGAAATACTTTCTCCAGATGGAAATCCAGTTTCTGTAACATTCAAAACAGAAACTATGATTAATCACCAGTGCTACAAAATATTTTTTGATAATGGAGAAGAAATTGTCGCTGATGCAGATCATTTGTGGGAAGTAAATAGTTCTTATTGGAGAACTGGAAAAAAAGTTATCAATACTGATGAAATATATTCAAGATACTTAAAGAAAACTAACAATAAAAGAGGTAAAGGTGTAGAAGGGTCACTTTATATTGACTTATCTAAAGCAATTAATGGGAAAAATCAAAATTTGCCTATAGATCCATATCTTCTTGGTGTTTGGTTGGGTGATGGATATTCTGCGGACGGGAGAATAATAGCACATAAAGATGATTATGAATTTTATAAAACAAAACTAGATATTGAACACGAAAGAAAAGATAATAATTGTATTCGTTTTAAGTGTAGAGATTTAAGAAAAAAATTAAAAGAAAATAATTTATTAAAGAATAAACATATTCCTCAAATATATCTGCGATCATCAATAGATCAAAGAATGGAATTATTGCGAGGATTGATGGATACTGATGGATCTATCACTAAAACTCAATCATTTGAGTTTTATCAAAAAAATTATGAATTTATTCTTCAAGTTGTTGAACTTCTATCTTCTTTAGGGATAAAATCTAGGGTAAGTAGAAAGTCAATCAATCAGTGTTGGTATTATACAGTTCGTTTTGCTTCCAAAGAAAAAGTTTTTAATCTTCCAAGAAAGTTAGAATTAATAAATTTTAATGGAAAAGGAAGACCTCAAAATAAAAGACATTATATACAAAAAATAGAACAAGTAGATAGTGTCCCAGTTGCGTGTATTCAAGTAGATAGTGATGACCATCTGTTTTTATGTGGAAATACTTTTATCCCAACACATAATACAACAACGGTAGTATCATACTTATTGCATTATATTGTTTTTAATGACAACGTAAATGTGGGTATTCTGGCAAACAAGGCATCAACATCAAGAGAAATCTTAAGTAGACTACAATTATCTTATGAGAATCTTCCGAAATGGATGCAACAGGGTATTGTTTCCTGGAATAAAGGTTCATTAGAATTGGAAAATGGATCAAAAATTATTGCGGCATCAACTTCTGCTTCTGCTGTCCGAGGAATGTCATTCAATATTATTTTCTTGGACGAATTTGCGTTTGTTCCAAATCATATTGCCGACGATTTCTTCGCATCAGTATATCCGACAATTTCATCCGGTAAGTCCACCAAGGTTATTGTAGTATCCACACCCAAAGGTATGAATCATTTCTACCGTATGTGGCACGATGCTGAACGTGGTAAGAACTCATTTGTGGCAACAGAGGTCCACTGGTCCGAAGTTCCGGGAAGAGATGAGGAATGGAAGGCACAGACTATTGCTAATACTAGTGAAGAGCAGTTTAGGGCAGAGCACCTTTGTGAGTTTCTGGGGTCGGTAGGAACACTTATCAATCCAAGCAAACTGAAAATATTAGTCTATGACGACCCAATAAAAAGAAGCAAAGGTCTTGATGTTTATGAAAACCCAATAGAAGACCACAGTTATTTAATTACTGTTGATGTTGCTCGTGGAATGGGTAATGATTATTCGGCATTTGTTGTTTTTGATATTACAGAGTTTCCTTACAGAGTTGTGGCAAAATATAAAAATAATGAGATTAGACCGATGCTATTTCCAAGTATTATTAATGAGGTGGCAAGAGGATATGATAATGCCTGGTTACTTATAGAAGTAAATGATATTGGAGATCAGGTTGCCAATATTCTTCACTACGATTTAGAATATGATAATATCCTAATGTGCTCTATGAGAGGTAGGGCAGGGCAATTAGTTGGGTCTGGATTTAGTGGTAAAAAATCTCAACTTGGAGTTAGAACAACTGCAGCAGTTAAAAAATTAGGATGTTCAAACTTAAAATTACTTATTGAGGATGATAAATTATTTGTAAATGACTATGATATTATTAGTGAACTTACAACATTTGCCCAAAGACATAATTCATTTGAGGCTGAAGAAGGTTGTAATGATGATTTGGTAATGTGCCTTGTAATTTTTGCCTGGTTAGTCGCTCAGGAATATTTCAAAGAAATGACTAATAATGATATTCGTAAAAGAATATATGAAGAACAAAAGAATCAAATAGACCAAGATATGTCTCCGTTTGGATTTATTTCAGATGGATTAGAAGATATGGAAGTATTTGTAGAGAAAGAAACTGGGGACAGATGGATGTTTGCCACTGCAGAAAACGGGATACAAACACAAGAAATTTGGAATGTTGATGAATATGGGGATCGATCATATAACTGGGATTACAGATAACTATATTGAAGACAAGGAAATTATAAATACTTTTAGAATAATTCGGGATAATACGGAGAATAAAGATGCCGCTAAATTTAGCATCTCCTGGAATCGTAGTAAGGGAAGTTGATCTAACCTCTGGTAGAGTCCAACCAGCTTCCAATAAGATTGGGGCAATTGTTGCACCTTTCGCAAAAGGACCTGTAGATTCGCCAACATTAGTAGAGAATGAAAATGATCTGCTGAATAATTTTGGTCAACCATACTCCACAGATAAGCACTATGAAAGTTGGATGGTTGCTTCATCCTATCTTTCGTATGGTGGTTCACTGCAGGTTGTAAGAGCAGAT